CCTCCGTGCCCCAGACTGCTTCCTCCGGCCCGGCGGCATTGGCCAAGGTGTCAGGATCGTCATCGACCAAGTGCATTTGCATGCGTGGGCCATGGGTGATGAAGCCTCCCACATCAAAGCCTTCAACGCGGGCATCTGCGGCATCCCAGCCCTCTGGTGCGTCTTCTGGCGGATAGAGGATGTGGCAAGTGCGAGCCCCGGCCATCAGGATGGCCTGGGAGGCACGGTCGGCATATTCCCAGCCGGGCTTGTCCTTGTCAGGCCAGATCAACACGACCTTGCCAGCCAGGGGAGACCAATCGGTTTTTTCTATCGGGGCGTTGGCGCCGTGCATGGCGGTGGTGGCACACAGCCCCAACTCGACCAGGGCTTGTGCCGATTTCTCACCTTCAACCAGAACCACGGTGTCCACCGCCCGCATGCCCGGCTGGTTGTAGAGTGGCCGAGGTTCGGGCGGCGCCATCTTGCGGCGCTTGGCATCCCAGGGACGGAATTCCTTTTTGCCGCCAGGCGGGTCATAGCGGTACACGACCGCGATCAGCTTGCCCTCACCATCAAGGTAGTCCCACTTGGCGGTGGCTGGGCCCAATTCGTCGACGGGGGCCTCCTGCTTGTTTCGGCGTGCCGATGTTGCTGGGCTGCGGCCGACCAGGTCAGCGCATCGCGAAAGCACCGCCGCGAAGTCAGCATGGACATCGATGCCGAAGTGACCGCCGATCAGATCGAAGATGTCGCCACCGGAGTCATCTGCACGGTCGGTCCACAAACCAGCCTTCTTGCCTGTGAGCACAACCTCCAGGCTGTCGCCAGGACTACCTAGGATGTCACCAATCAGGAATTTCCCTCGCTTGACCTTGCCGGCTGGAAACAGAGTCATCAGCACGGAGTCGAGCCGTGCCAGAAGTTCAACACGGACTTGTTCGCGCGTGGCTTCGCGACCTTCCGACGCAGGGTTTTGAATGTCGTTGAAATCGATCATTGACCCTCCTCTTGCGCTGCGCAGACTTGCCCCTGGGGCAGCTGGCTGTTGGCCATCCACACCGACAGCTCAGACAGGCGATATCGGATCAGGCCGCCGATCTGGTAATGCGGGATGCGAAAACGCTTGCGCATGGCGGGATCAGAGAACCAGTAATACGGCAGGCGCAGCGCAGCGGCTGCCAGCTTGGCATCCACCATAGGCTCGAGTTGAGGGGTGTTGTTGTCATTCATGTGGGGTTCCTCCAGCAGCGGTCCTGCCAGGCGCACATGCGGCATTCGAAGTGGGTCGGGTCGTTGAAGCTGCGTGGCAGCAAGTCACCTGCCTCAGTGGCGGTGATGACCTTGACGGCCCGGTCCGACATGCGCTGCGCCAGCGCAGGATCAAAGGGCACGAGCTCGGTGTAGATCTCCATGGTGTCGGCGTTGATCGCCGTGAAGATGGCCGGGTGCTCGTGCAGTTCGAGATAGGCTTGGTAGACGGCGACTTGCGCCGCGTAGACCGGCTTGGAAACGGCCAGCTTGTGTTTGTCGAGATCCCGCCAGGACTTGTTGCCCAGGCACTTGCACTCCCACAAGGCGGGATAGGTAAAGCCCTCGGGCCCGTCGACGATCACGCCATCGACGTGGCCCTTGAGGCGCCCATCGGCAGCCGAGAAGCCAAACTGGTTTCCGTCCGCCTTGCGGGTGCGCAGGTCGAACCCGGCCTCGCGCAGCCAGCTGACCATGCAGTCCTCCATCACATGGCCACGCTCGAAGATGCGCAACATGCGCCCCTCCAGGCGACGGCCACTGTCGATGGGGGCCTTGGCGAACTCGTATTGCAGGGCGCGCTCGCAAGCCACCCCCAGGCGCGAAGCCCCGAGATAATCACGCGCAGGCTGGGCCTCCCGGCTGCGCTGCATGCCTGCGTCGATCAGTGCGGTGAGCTGGCCTGAGACGCTGGCCGAAGAGTTGGAGTCCATCATGGCTTCGCCCCCTTCGGTTCTTCCCATGGCAAGTCGTCCTCCATGTCAGCGAACGGATGGGCCAGCGGATCCGGGGCGGGTGGCATACCACGCACTGGTGGGTACTTGCTGGCCTCGTGGTGCGCGGCCATGGCATCCGTGTAGCGAGTGACGATGGCGTCGATGACTTGCAGCGCTTCGGCTTCGGAGTAGTCACCCAGCGGTTTGGCAAAACCAATCTCACCGGCAGCCTCACCGAAAGCCTTGAGGCACTGGCGCATGGCGGCGCGTTCGATGTCAGAGGCGTCAATCATCTCGACCTCCTTGCCGAACTTCTGGGCGTCTGCCCAGTGGCCGTACATGCGATGGAACGCGTCCTGGCAACGGCGGGAACAGAACACCCAATCGATGGGGTAGCGCCGGGGGTTGCCGATGCCATGCCGGTTGTCGGTATGGCCGTACCCCCGGGCCTGTCGGGAACAGACCCAGCATTTCATTCACCCCCCTCACTGCGCCCAGGCCGGCTTGCCGGACACTGCGGGGCGCCCAGCCGCTGCGGTCGGGACTGCGGTTGGGACCGTGGCTAGATGTGGGGTTGGGACTGCGGTCGGTGTCCCTGCCGTGCGGCTGGGGATGAACCCTGCGCCAGCCATCACGGCCGCGTACTCGGGCTCGCCCGGCTCGACGGCCATCTTGACGACGTTCTTCGATTCGCCGCGCCCGTCTTTTTCGATGTCGATGCGGGCGATGAACTCCAGGCCATCAAGTTCATGGAAGCCCTGGATCCGGCGGGCGGCAGCGGCCTGTGGGGTGTTGTCGTCGGGGCGGACGTTGCGGGCCGAGTTCAGGGCAGCACGGACGAAGGTGCGGCCCATGTTGCCCCAGGTCGGGCCCTTGGGGCTTCGCAGTCCGATGTTGGACCAGAGCTTGCGTTTGGCAAAGTCACCCTCGAGCACTACAAACTCGCAGGCCAGGAAGATGCTGCCGGTCTCAAAGCTCTGGGTGGCATAGCCACCGACCCAGCCTTGGCTCGGATCGTCGTACCCACCGGGCTTGACAGTCATGCGGACCTTGGCCACGGTGCCTTTGGGGATCAGGTCGAAGGATTGCTGCTGTTCAGCGTCGTTGAAATCGTTCCAGGCGGACATGAATTACTCCTTGGGTGTTTGGGATGTGAAAACCGGATGGGATGGACGGGTGGCGGCGGCGCACTTGTCGATGAGCGCGCGCAGGTTCGGCGGCTCCTGCAGATCGAGCTGGCCGGAGCGGTCCTTGGCGAGGTAGCCGTAGGGGTTGAGCGTTTGGGTGATGAAGGCGCGGTAGCTGCTGCCATCCTCAGCCTTGATCTCGGCCAGGGTCACCACCTCATCGACGATGCCAGGCAGTTCGGCGGCGGTCTTTGAGCCTTCGATCTGCGGCACGAACACCTTGCGGTTGAAGTCGTCGAGCTTCTCGTCGAGGATGGCGACGAACACGACGTGCTTGCCCCGGGCGTGCTGCAGGTGGGTCAGCGCAGTGAGCATTTCCTGGCCCAGGAGACCGTAGGCCCCGCGGGTGTCGGGCTTACCCGTGCGCTCGGACAGCGCCTGCGGCTGGACCTTGGCCCAGATCAGCGCCAGGCGCGCCAGCACCGTGATGCTGTCGACGAAGTAGGTGTCGTACTTGGCCAGTTGGGCCGGGTCACCGTAGCGCTCGCACACATGGTCGAAATGGGCCTTGGAATACGGTGCTTCTGGCGGTAGTGCCGGGTTGGGGCCAGCCAGAAAGACCACCAGATCGCGGAACTCGGGCCAGGTGGCAGGACGCACGCAGTCGCCATGCCAGTCCTTGACCGCGAGATCGCCGGCTTCCAGATCAACGAACAGCGTGCAGTCCTCGGGCAGGGTCTTGAGCTGGGTGGTTTTGCCGATGCCGGACTTGCCGAGCAGCACCAGCTTGACGCCTTGCTTTTCTGCCAAGCGCTGGGATGCGGAGATGATTGGGAGTGCCATCACGCCACCTCCCGCAGTTGCTCAACCACCGTTGGGTTCCAGAGGATCTGGTAGCCGCTGTGACCATTTCTGGAATACGGCATGGCCTCAGCCCAGGCTTCACCAGCGTCGGTCAGCTCCCATTCATCGCGATCGTTGCGGTTCTGCAGACCCAAGGCTGCCAAACGCAGATTCGCGGTCTTAGCGGACAGGCCGGCGAGTTTTCCGAGTTGGGTGGCGTTGAGCGAGCAGATGGGTTCATTGGCCGCAGGCAGCGTCCGGCGCAAGGTCTCGACGGCGAGGCCGGTGTTTTCCTGGATGCAGGTGAGCGTGGCCGCCATGGCGATGCCGGCCTTCACCCCGGGCACTTTGGCCACGGCTTCGCCAATCAGGAGCAATGCGGTGACGCGGTCCTGGGTGAGTTCTGGCAGGTTGGCAATGGCACCGGGAACTGCGTAGCTGCCGGTCTTGCGGATCGACGGCAAAACCTCGCGGGTTACCCAGCGCTTGAAGCGCTTGGCGGCATCCTTGGTGCTACCGAGGATCAGGGCGTACAGGCCCGATTCATTGACGTGGTTCTGGCGCTGGCGACCGCCTGCCGTGAGGGTCTCCAATTTCTGGAGATCCTCTGCGTCGACGTGGGATTTGATCACCTGCGACGGATTGCCCATCTCCAGGGCATTGCAGACATCAGTGGCGTTAAACCACGGCTGCCCCTGATCATCGACCTGGACGCGCACGGCGTGCGCTTCGAACTGGAAGGGAATGATTGCGCTCATGGCCGTTACTCCGAATAGAGGGAAAGGGTGAGGGTTGGCTTACCAGACTCCACCGTGCGGGCATCGGCAAACTGCTGCTGCAAGGTCGGCGGCCAGTTGGTGTATCGGGACTCCGGCACCGCCAGCTTCACGTCGAGGTAGCTCTCGACGGCTTCTCCGGAAGCGACGATGCGCTCGGCGATGGCCTTGAGCTTTTTCTGGTCCCAAGACACTTTTTTGGGTAGCTCGAACTTCACGTGCAAGCCGTCGGCCTTGAGGTGGGCGGTACCGAAATCACGCCCGGTATCGCGCAGGGCTTCGCGCCCCTGGACACCAAAGCGCTGCTCCAGGGCGGCGTCCACCTTGGTGCGCGCGCTCTTGAGCCAGGCGATGGCCTGATCAAGGTTGGTGTCGACCTCGTAGAGTTGCTGGGTCGGCAGGCTGGCCAGTTGGGCAATCGACATCTCGGCGATGTCAGCGGGAAAGACAGTCAGATCAGTCATGGCCGGCCTCCTCACTGGTATGCGCGAGCAGAGGTCGAGAACCGAGCAACTTGGCGCTCGTATTGCTCGATGGCAGAGATCTGGTACCGAACGCTGGCGCCGAGCTTGCAAAAGACCGGACCAAGCTGCTCTTGCCGCCAGCGGCGCAGTGTTTTGACCGACAGCCCCCAACGGGCAGCTAGTTCGTTTTCGTCAAGGGCCAGACGTGGGGCGTTATCCGGCTGGTAGCGCGGCTGGCTCCGGCCGGTTGGAACAGATAGGGCTTGATTTCGCATTGCGGGACTCCGTTTGTTTTGGGAGTCCCTATTGAATTGCTCCACCCCTTGGGCTTGGGGTTGGTCTTGTCCGGCTTAAGCCCGGTATTCCGGTCATGACGGAACCCGTAAATCCCGTGCAAGTTGTTGATCTATATGGGTCAGAGAGGCCTGTTTCGGTTATTGCGATTTCGCTTATTTCGTTTATAATGCCTTCAACGTGAACTTCACCCCGACGAGGAGACCCTCCATGAACGCTCCCGCCATCCCCAAAACCCTGCCCTCGGAAGAGGACATCGCGCTCGCCAGAGAGTCAGGTCGGGCCCTATCGACCGTGCTCCAGACACGGTCCGAGGTCCAGCAGATCGACTTCCATGACGAAAAAGGTGCTGTACGCGCGGTTCGGATCCCGACCTCCGCGCTACGTCTGCTCCTGGAAGTCTTGACTGAGATCGGCCAAGGCAATGCGGTGTCGATCATCCCGATCCACGCCGAGCTGACAACTCAGGAGGCAGCAGACGTGCTCAACGTCTCGCGCCCATTCCTGGTTCAGTTGCTCGAAAAAGGTGACATCGCGTTCCACAAGATCGGCACCCATCGTCGGGTGCGCTACCAGGATGTGATCGCCTACAAGAAGCGTATCGATGCCGAGCGTCGCAAAGCCTTGGATGAACTGGCCGCTCAGGCCCAGGAACTCAACATGGGGTACTGACCGGATGAGTTCGCATTTCACCGTCGTCTATGACGCCTGCGTGTTGTATCCGGCACCGCTGCGCGATTTGCTGATGCATCTGGCGCTGTCGGATCTGTACCGCGCACGCTGGAGCGATCTGATCCACGACGAGTGGACGCGCAACGTCCTGGCCAACCGCAATGACCTGAACAGTGACCAACTTAACCGCACGCGCCAGCTGATGAATTCAAACGTGCGCGACAGCTTGGTCACTGGGTTCGAATACCTGATTCCGTCCATCAAGCTTCCAGACTCCGACGACCGCCACGTGGTGGCTGCCGCCATTCACTCAGGCGCCAGCTTGATCGTCACCTTCAACCTGAAGGACTTTCCGGCCGACGCACTCAAGCCCTACAACCTGGCAGCCCAGCATCCAGATGACTTCATCGTGGACCTGTTGGACCTGCACCCGGCCAGCGTACTGGAGGCGGCCGCCAGCCACCGGCGGTCATTGAAGAACCCGCCAAAAACTGCGGACGAATACCTGGACACCCTGCTTGCGCAGGGATTAACTCAATCAGTGGCGGTCATGCGCCAATGGACCGTGGCCATGTAAAAGGCCGGAGGAGACAACATGGGCAAGAAGACCCTGACAAATGCGCACTGCTTGCTGGAACTCGCCGAACTGGCAACGGTG